ATGGCTGATGATTTCTTGAACCAGATCGCGAGCCTACCGCCCGAACAGGCTGTAGAGCTTCTACTAGGGATAAGTGCTGAAGATCTGCGCACCGTTGCCCTTCAGTTTTACCGTGTGACCTCCAATGCAGGTCCGCTCCAGCCGAAGGGCTCAGGTGGAACCCTGGCTTGGATCTATGGGACAGAGACCCTTCGCGTCCTAACAGTTCCGAAGGGATGGAAACCCACCGACCCGAGTAACCAGCCTCGCATCATCTCCCCTGACAACAAGCATGCGGTGACTGTGTGCTGCGGCGACGAGAACACAGGCAATCCGCATGCTGCCCCGCTAACCCGCAATAAGCGGGGCAATAGAACAAGCCGAAGCGTCCACCACAACGTTCGTCAGATGGATATGTTCCCGGTGGATCGCAGCGACCGGCAGCGACTTCCTTTGGACTCCTCAGCAGAACAGATTCTCTGGATGCTTCTGTTCTACGTTGATCTGGAAAACCAAGTCGTCCACTACGAGCTTTCAAGGCCGATCAACATGGCCGACAACGGTAAGGTTGACGGATGGCAGCCGCGCTTTATCATGCCGCCCCTGAACCTGAATGCTCCCGACGATTTCGGTGGACCAGATGCAGGTCCATCCATCGATATTCCTGTGACCCCGAGAATATGAACGACATAAGCGATTTCAATCCGGCCCGTTTGGTACTAGCTCGTCAACGCCGAGGTTGGACGAAGAAATCGCTTGCCGATGCAACATTGCTCAGCAGCAAGACGATTTCTCTTTACGAAAGCGGAGACCAGTTGCCAACGGAGGAGAGTTTGTCCTGTATCGCACAGGCGTTGGGCTTTCCGATTCCGTTTTTCTCTGGTCGTGATCCAGAGGCCCCTACCGAGGAGAATGCGAGCTTCAGATCATTTTCAAGAATGACCGCTGGCCAGCGTGACGCAGCTCTTGCCGCAGGTGGCATCGCGTACATGCTCAGCGACTGGATCGACTCCAAGTACAGTCTTCCTGATCCTTTGGTTCCAGACTGCTCGGGGATGGATCCAGAGGCTGCCGCAGAAGCAGTGCGTGTGGAATGGGGGCTCGGTCAGCTACCCATCAAAAATTTGGTCCATTTGCTTGAGCTGAAAGGCGTAAGAGTTTTCTCACTTGCCGAGGAGACTAACCAAGTCAATGCCTTTTCATGCTGGCGGAAGGGCACAACACCTTTCGTTTTTCTAAATACGCAAAAGTCAGCGGAAGCGAGCAGGTTTGACGCAGCCCATGAGCTTGGTCATTTGGTGCTGCACCGACATGGCAGCAATAAAGGGAAAGAGGTGGAGAGCGAAGCCAACGCATTCGCGTCCGCCTTTCTAATGCCCTATCAAAGCATCCTGGCCCACGGCTGGAGTGTGAATTCGGTTCAGGGCGTTATCCGGGCAAAGAAAATTTGGAACGTTTCGGCTATGGCCTTGGCCTACCGCCTCCACAAAACTGGCGTGCTCTCAGAGTGGGTCTACAGAAGTATGTGTATTGAGCTGTCCACGATGGGAGCTCGCACTCAAGAACCTGAGCCATCTCAGAGGGAAACTTCTCAGGTGCTTCAGAAGGTTCTGGGCCTTGCGAGGGATGCTGGACGGTCCCTCGCGGGAATCGCAAGAGAGCTTGATGTAGCTGTAGAAGACTTGATTCCTATCCTTTTCAGCATGGCACCTGTTGCCATAAGTGGTGACTATGCGGCCTCACCTGTCTCCGTACCGAGGCGGAAACCTAATCTCCGCGTAGTCAAAGCCTAATCTTCGTCAATCAATGATGGTGAAAGCCGCCTTCCCAGGCGGCTTCGTAGTTCTCTTAGGGCTTCAGTCCGGCTCAATTGGTATAAAGCGCACCACCTCCTCACCTAGCCAGTCATTGACCTGGGCCAGACGCGTCTGGACCGGTTCCAGTTCATTCATCGTCCAGATCTCCGCCGCCTCCTTAATAGAGCCAAACCCGCCAGCATTCTGGGGGACGATCCCCATCAGTTGCGGAGGAATACGTAAGGCCGCGAGCAGATCATCCCGACTGATGTTCTTGATCGCCCCGAAGTCATCCTTCGCCGCCACCTCGCTGATCGGCAGCAGCTGAATGCCGTCCTTCTTCCCGTTTGGCGCATACATGAACAGGTTGCGGAAGTTGCCTGGCCCTTTGCTGTTCTTCATCGCGTCTCGCAGGTCGTCGACGAACTTCTCGCTGTGGGCAGGATCGGTCATGTAGAGGATGAATCCGGCGTGACTGCCGTTCTGGTAGTACTTGCGCCGGAATAGCGTGGCGCTCTCGTTCAACAGCGCGCTCTGCAGCGCAGGCAGCCATTCGGGCAGCCCGTAAACCTCTTGGTTAATGTCGGCCTCGCGGAGGTGGCAGATGCTGCCGGTCTTGAAGGCGTGCTCGTCCTTCCAGCCTCGCACCTGGTAGTAGGTCTCCAGATCGATCCCGCGACGCATGTATTTGGCCAGGCAGGGCTGCAGGCCCATGGCCTGGCCCAGCATGTTGTCGCGCTTCTCCAGGTACAGGTTTCCGCACCATCCCCAATCCATCACGATCTGCTCAAACGCCTGCCGGCTCAGCAGCCGGTGGGGGATGAAGCTGCGCACCAGCATGTTGCGCTTGAACATCAGCCCCGACTGCAGGTAGACGCTGGCCTTGGTCGACCGGGCAAGCCCGTCCAGATTGACAGGCGGCTCATACCACCGGCCGTTCGACCAGCACTCCAGGTAATCGAGGATCTCGCGGCCATCCAACACCGGTACCGGCTCGCCGAATGTGAACGCCATCGCCTCCCCGCCGGCCCCATTGACCAGCAGCTCGCCCTCTCGGGCCGGTGGTGCCAGTTCGCCGCCGCGCTGGCGGCGCTTGCTCGGCTTGCTCATGAGTAGATCTCCATGAAGCCGGTGTTGGCCGTGGTCTGGCCCTCCAGCGGCTCGTTTTGCAGTGCGTGGAAGAGCGCCCACGCCAGGTCGGCATGGCCGGTGGTCTCGTTGCGACCGGCGGTATAGGTGAACTGCCGCCCGCCAGCGGTGATGGTTTTGCGGATGGCCATGAGCGACTGGGCGACGTCCGTCCAGCCGGCGTCGAACTCCAGCCGGCCCTTGCTGATCACGTCCACCGCCTTCATCACCAGGCGCGTCTTGACCTCGGGGCTGTAGGAAAACGTTCGTAGACCGGGGAAGAACTGGCGCACCAGCTGGGCGACGGCCGCCCCCATACCAGTGGTGTCGATGCCGATGTAGGTAACCCAGTAGCGCTGGGTCACCTTGCGGATGGTCTCGGCCTGGCCGTCGAAGTCCATCCCACGGAACTGGTGGCGTTCGAGGATGCGGAACTTGCCTCCCGGTACCAGCGGTGGCGCCACCACGACCAGCCCCGCGCTGTCGGTGGTCTCGGCCGGGTCATAACCGACCCAGACCTGCCGGTCGGCGAACGGCCTGGCCGCGAAGGGCTTGTAGTCATCCCACACCGTCCAACTGTCGACCATGCACGGCTGCAGCATCGCCAGTGGGAAGATGCTCGCACCGTCGTCGACGAACTCGCACATCAGCAGGTTCTGGAACGCCGCAGCGTCATACTCGATGCGCAAGTCGTCCAGGTCGAACAGATCACATCCCCGCGCCTCGGCGTCGAGGATCGTGACGATCTGGCGCCAGATCTTGTCCTCGCACAGCCGCCCCTGCTGGAGCGCCTCATGGGACACGTCCAGCTTGATGTGCTGGGCCGTCGGTTTGCCCTTGTTCAGGCGCTCGCCCGTCCACCAGGTGTAGGCCGGGTGAGCCATGCTGCTCGGCGTCGAGAAGTAGGTCTTGCGCCACTTCTTGTGCAGTGCCATGCCCGAGGCGACTTTGTTGATCTCCTTGAAGCCATGCACCCAGAAGAATTCGTCAAAGTAGAAGTTGCCGGACCGCCCCTGCGCCGTACGGAAGTTGGTCCCCAGGAAGTGCAGCTCGGCGTTGTTCCACAGCACAATGGGGTCGCCGGTAAGCTTCACGCCCAGGACTTCGTTGAGGAAGGCCTGCATGTAGGTCTTGAACTGGTGCGCCTGGGCCTTGCTCGCAGACAAGAAGATCTGGTTGCGCCCGGTGGTGATCGCATCGATCAGGGCTTCCCGGGCGAAGTAGAAGGTGGCGCCGATCTGTCGGCTCTTCAGCACCATGCGCGTGCGTTGGTTGCCGGCCCGGTACCAATCCATCTGGTAGTCAAAGCAGCTGTCGCGGAACGCCTCGACCAGCGTCTCGATCTGCTGCTCGTCCAGCTCGTTGCGCACCGGTTGCTTTTTCGGCCCCTCATTACGCTTAGCGATGTTCGGGTTCAGGTCGGTGTCAGTACCGCCGCCCTGGTAACGCTGAATACGCGCCTGGCGCTCCAACTGCCGGTGCAGCAGATCGATCTCCTTGAAGTCCCCGGCGGTCTTGCCCTCCTTGAGGATCAGTTGCACCAGGCGCGCCTCCAGGGCACCGCCGATGCGCTCGACGTTGTCCGCACGGTCCCACTCATCGCGGGCCTTCCAGCTGTGGACGGTCTTCTCCTTCTCGCCGAGGAAATCGGCGATGTCGGTGATGCGCCACCCGGTCCAGTACAGGAACTTGGCTTGGCGGCGCGCGTCGGTGATGGGCTGGGCGATAGCGTTCATGGCGCCGATGCTGCCGTTCGCGCGCGCGATCCCCTACTGCCGCTGCCTGTAGCCTCCAACCCTACAAACCCAGCGCATTGCTGCCGACTGGCGCGCTGCGGACCATGCCCTCAACGCAAGGCACACCGCCACCGCAACGAGGACTCCCGGCATGGCCGACAAGACCGACACCCCCGCAAAAAAACTCCGCTCCAAGTGGTTCCGGGTTGCCGTGGAAGGCGGCACCACCGACGGCCGCACCATCGAACGCGCCTGGATCGAGCAGATGGCCGCGCAGTACAGCCCCAACACCTACGGTGCCCGCATCAACTGCGAGCACATCAAGTGGGCCTGGCCGGGCGGGGAATTCGGTGCCTATGGCGACGTGCTGGCCTGTAAGGCCGAAGAGGTTGAGATCGCTGGCGAGAAGCGGCTCGCGCTGTTCGCGCAGCTGCAGCCCAACGATGCGCTGCTCGCCCTGAACGCCAAGAACCAGAAGATCTATACCTCGGTCGAGATCGATCCCAAGTTCGCCAAGACTGGCCAGGCCTATCTGGTTGGCCTAGCGATCACCGACACCCCAGCCAGCCTGGGCACTGAAGCCCTCCAGTTCAGCGCCCAACATGGCACCCTGACCGGCCGCAAGCAGAACAAAGACAACCTGTTCACCGCGGCTGAAGAAGTGCAACTCGAATTCGAGGAAGTGACCGACGGTCCCAGCATGTTCGCGGCCCTGCGCGACAAGGTCGGTGGCCTCCTCAGCAAGAGCAAGGAAAAGGAAGGCAAGGACGCCGCCAACTTTGCCGCCTTGGGCGAACTGATTGAGCAACTCGCCACCCATGGCGCCGAACAGGCCGAGGTGCTGACCAAAGGCCTGGCCGTTTTCACTGAGCTGGAGGCCAAGTTCGCCAAGCTCAGCGCTGACCATGACGCCCTGGTCAAGCGCCTGGGCAACACCCAGGACCACACCCAGAAGGATCGCCCGTCGGTTCCCGGCGGCAGCGGTCGCGACCTCACCGACTGCTGATCGACAACGGATCAAGGAACACCGGAGACCACAATGCGCAACGATACCCGCCTGCTTTTCAACGAATACCTGGCCCAGCTCGCCAAGCTCCATGGCGTGCCTGACGTCACCACCAAATTCGCCGCCAACCCGGCCGTGGCCCAGAAACTCGAAAGCCGTATCCAGGAATCCAGCCAGTTCCTGAGCATGATCAACATCTACGGCGTCACCGAGCAGATGGGTGAAAAGATCGGCCTGGGCGTGACCGGCAACATCGCCGGCACCACCGACACCGACGTCAAAGCCCGCGAGACCCGCGACCCGACTGGCCTCGACAACCGCGGCTACGTCTGCACCCAGACCAACTACGACACCCACCTCAAGTACCAGAAGCTCGACGCCTGGGCCAAGTTCCCGGACTTCCAAGCCCGTATCCGTGACGCGATCATCAAGCTGATGGCCCTCAACCGCATCTGCATCGGCTGGAACGGCACCAGCCGCGCCGCCTCTTCCAACCCAGCGACCAACCCGCTGCTGCAGGACGTGAACGTCGGCTGGCTGGAGAAAATGCGCCTGGAGAACGCCGCGCGCGTGATGAAAGAGGTGGTCGACGGCAGCGGCAAGATCTCCATCGGTACTGGCAAGGACTTCGAGAACATCGACGCCCTGGTTTTCGCCATGGTCAACGAGCTGATCGAGCCCTGGTACCAGGAGGACACCGAGCTGGTGGTGGTCTGCGGTCGTAAGATCCTGGCCGACAAGTACTTCCCGATCATCAACAAGTCCAATGCCCCGACCGAGATGCTCGCAGCCGACATCGTCACCAGCCAGAAGCGCATCGGCAACCTGCCGGCCGTGCGTGTACCGCACTTCCCGGCCAACGGCCTGTTCGTGACCCGCCTGGACAACCTGTCGTACTACTGGCAGGAAGGCAGCCGCCGCAAGACCGTCGTCGACAACGCCGCCCGCGACCGGATCGAGAACTTCGAATCGGTCAACGAGGCCTACGTCATCGAGGACCTGGGCTGCGCCGCGTTCGCCGAAAACATCGAGATCGCGTGAGGGATATCGCCATGACCAATCCCTGCCGGCGCCACTTCCAGCGCGTCACTGCGGCACAGGCCGCGGCGGCCACCGCGCCTGAACAGACCATGGAAGGGGCCACCCAGTACGAATTGCAGCTCGCCCAGCTCCACCAGGACCGCCAGCGACTTTCCGCCATCCAGTCCCGGGAAGGCAAAGGTAAGCTCAAGGTCGAGCTGCTGCCAGCCTACGAGCCTTATGTGGCGGGCGTGATCGAGGCAGGCCACGGCGCCCAGGACGAGGTGCTGACCACCGTGATGATCTGGCGCTTCGACGCGTGCGACTGGGCTGGCGGCCTGGACCTCGCCGCCTACGTGCTGCAGTACGGACTGAAGATGCCGGACCGTTTCGAGCGCTCCACTGGCTGCATCGTGGCCGAAGAGATTGCCGAAGCCGCGCTCAAGGCCCAGAAGACCGGCGAAACCTTCCCGCTCGATATCCTAACCCGCACCGCCAAGCTGACCGCCGAAGAGGACATGCCCGATGAGGCCCGCGCCAAGCTGATGCTTGCCCTCGGCAAGGCCACCCTTACCGGCCTGGACGACACCAACCCCGGCCAACCAGGCCAGATCCAAGCCGGTGTTGACCTGCTGCGCCGCGCCATCGAGCTGCACGACAACTGCGGCGGCAAGAAAGACCTGGAGCGCGCCGAGCGCCTCCTCAAGAAACACGCCGGTACCGCCGGCTAACCGAGCGTCCCACGCAACCCGGCGGCTCGGGATGGATCAGCAGCTTTCTCCTTGGCCCAGCTGTGAAGTCCCGACCACCGCCGACCTATTCCAGAGCAGGCGACCATGAGCGGATTTATTCCCGGCGGCCAGGTGCCCGGCGGCCACATCAACAACGACGCCTTCTGGCCGTCGATTGACCTGGACCAGATCCGCGAGACCTTGCGCATCGACTCCAGTGTCACCCCAGCCCGACTCGAAACCGCCGTCATCGCCGCGGTGATCGCCGTGAACCGCGACCTGGTCAACTGGCGCACCAAGGCCCAGGCCAATGGTGCTGAGAAGCTCGCCGACGTGCCCAGCGAGCAGATCCACGGCCAGTCCCAGCTGGTGTACCTCTACCAACGCGCCGTCGAGTGCGCGGCCGGCGCCGAAGTCTGCGAGCGGTACCGCGGGTACGACAGCAGCGGCAGCGGCAACAAGAACGCCGACGAAACCCTGCCGACTATCGACGACTACCGCCGCGACCAGCGCTGGGCCGTCCGGGACTTTCTCGGCACCCCGCGTACCACCGTAGAACTGCTGTGATGGCCGAGCAGCGCCGTACCCAGCAGCACGACACCGTCGACGCCCTGTGCTGGAGGCACTACGGCCGCACGGCCGGCGTGGTCGAGGCCGTGCTCGATGCCAATCCTGGCCTGGCCGATCACGGCGCCGTACTCCCGGCCGGCCTGCTCGTCACCCTGCCCGAACTCCGAACAGCGGCCTCTGAACGACCGATGGTGAACCTATGGGACTGATCCCCACTACAACCCGACCATGGAAGGACCGACATGCCTGACCGTCCCGAAACCTGGGCCTTCCTGGCCACCTGGCTCGAAAACAACTGGTCCGGCTTCTATGCCGGGCTGCTAGCTGCCCTCATCGCCGCCCTGCGCGTGGTCTACGGCGGCGGGAAGCTCCGCCAACTGATCATTGAGGCCCCGCTGTGCGGGTTCGTTGCCCTCTCAGCAAGCCACGGGCTGTCGCTGATCGGCATCCCACTCACTGCCGCCCCCTTCTTCGGCGGCCTGATCGGTCTGCTGGGCATCGAGTTTGTCCGTGCTGCCGCGAAGAAAACCTTCACTCGCAAGGAGAGGACCCTATGAACCTTCGCCACGGTGACCGCTCCCAAGCGGTCCGAGACCTGCAACGCAAGCTCAACGAACACGGTGCCAAGCTGTCGGCCGACGGGATCTACGGTGACGCCACCGAGGCTGCCGTCCGCGCCTACCAGCTCAAGACGGGTCTCGTTTCCGACGGTGTGGCGGGTCCGAAGACGCTGGCCTGCCTACAAGGCGCCGACAACCGGAAGCTGCTGAAGCACGCCGACCTGATGAAAGCCTCCGACCGGCTGGCCGTGCCGGTGGCGGCCATCTATGCCCTGAATGAAGTTGAATCGAAGGGGCGCGGATTTCTAGACAACGGCAAGCCCGTGATCCTGTTCGAACGCCATGTCATGTACCGGCGTCTGCAGGAGCCCCACGCTGGCGAACTCGCCCGCCTCAACCCTGCCCTGGTCAACCCGAAACCCGGCGGCTACATCGGCGGTACCGCCGAGCATCAGCGCCTAGCCCTGGCACGCCAGCTCGATGACACCGCCGCCCTGGAGTCGGCCAGCTGGGGCGCCTTCCAGATCATGGGGTACCACTGGGAGCGGCTCGGCTATGCCAGCGTGCAGGACTTTGTCGACCACATGGCTCGCGGCGAGCCCGAGCAGTTGGAGGCATTTGTCCGGTTCATTGAGACTGACCCCAACCTGCACAAGGCCCTGAAGGCTCAGAAGTGGGCCAAGGTCGCCGAGCTGTACAACGGGGCCGATTACAAGCGGAACCTGTACGACGTGAAGCTGAAGCGCGCCTTCGAGCGACACCAGGACCGCGCTTTGGTGGCTGCATGAGCCAGGAAAAACAGGCAACTGAGCGCTTCCCATATCGCGAGCTTATACAGCGTATGACCGACATTTCTCCCACCGGAGGATGCAGGGCTGTGCTCCTGCCGGCAGGGACTCCCATCGATGAATGCCAGAAGTTGGCAGACGCACTCAAGCAGGTGATGCCTATACCACCACTGGTGATCTGCGGTGATCTGCAACCCCTTGATGAGGCGGCCATGAACGCCGCTGGTTGGTACCGCAAGTGATCGGTCTACGTGACGGACTACTGGCAGGAGCACTGTTCGCCGCAGTGTCGACTGGGCTGTGGGGGTGGGGGCAGCAGCTCCTCCTTGGGACTGAGAAGGCCAAGTCCAAAGACCTGCTGGGCCAGCTCACCACTGCCCAGACCGACGCCCGCAACAACCTGGCTACGGCCAACACACTGAAAACCACCCTGGAACGCGAGCGCGAGGACCAGGCCAAGGTGCTGAAGCTCCAGGGCGAGCTGCGCGCTGGTCTGGTCAACCGCGAGCGCCTGATCGAGGCCCTCAAGCATGAAAACCTGCAACTTCGTGAATGGGCTAACCAGCCTCTGCCTGGCGCTGCTCGCCGGCTGCGCGAGCGCCCCGCCTTCACCGGCGCCGCCGCTTATCGTCAGTGGCTGTCCAATAGTCGTCCCGTGCCAGCTACCGGCGACAGCACCGACCTACAACGGTCAACTGCTCACTGACCAGGAGCGCACCGAAGTAGCCTGGGCCGAGTGCGCCGCCCAGATCGACCGCGTGTACCAGCACCAGGTGCCCCATGAACAAGCCCGATAGCCTGCGCGAGCACCTGCTCGCCGCCGTTCCCGGCCTCGCTCGCAACCCCGACCGCCTGCTGATGTTTATCGACAGCGGCAAGGTCCGCTGCACCGCGGCCGCCAGTCTGTCGTTCGAGTACGCTTACACCCTGCAGATCATCTTGACCGACTTCGCCGGGCACCCGGACAGCGTGATGCTGCCGATCCTCGGTTGGTTGCGAGTCAACCAGTCCGAGCTGCTGGTCAACCTCGACAAGTCCCTCAATGGGCTCACCTTCGAGGCCGATCTCCTCGACCGGACCAAGGTCGACCTCAGCTTGACCCTGCCGCTGACAGAGCGAGTGGTGGTGAAGCGCCTGGACGGCGGCGGCTTCGACGTGACCCACCCCGGCGAACCGCAATACGAGCCCTATGAGGACCAGGGCGAGGTTACCCTCTATGCCAATGGCGAGCCGCTCGCCTCCTGGCAACCGCCCGCCGCGCCCGATGGTATGGCCTTGGCCACGCCTCAGCTGAAACCACAACGCCATGGCTGACTTGGACGCACTGGAACACTGGGTCAGCCCGCTCCTACAGCGCATAGAGCCCGCCGCGCGTGCAAAGCTGGCCCGGACCCTCGCCAAGGACCTGCGTCGAAGCCAACAACAGCGTGTCATTGCCCAGCGCAACCCGGACGGCTCGCCCTACGCCCCGCGCAAACCTCGGCAGTTGAGGGGCAAGAAAGGCCGAGTCCGGCGAAAGGTGAAGATGTTCCAGAAGATGCGCACCGCCACCTACCTGAAGGCTCAGGGGGACGCCGCGAGCGCGTCGGTGGGTTTCGCCGGCCGGATCGCCAGGATTGCCAATATCCACCAGAAGGGCCTGAAGGACCGTGCAGCCCCTGGCGCCCCCGTCGTTCAGTACGAACAGCGCGAGCTGCTGGGATTCAACGATGCCGAGATCGACCAGATCCGGGACACATTGCTGGCTCACCTGACCCTGTAGCCCTCTTCCCTACAAGCCCACGCGAATGCGCCCGCGCGCGCGTGGAGCGACCATCGCCGACATGAACATCGCCGACCTCAACCGCCTGCTGGAAAACCTGATTCGCTTTGGCACCATCGCCGAGGTGCAGCACAAGCCGCCCCGGGTGAAGGTGCAAACCGGCGGCAACCTGACGACCTGGTTGCCTTGGATGGCCTGGCGTGCCGGCGCCGACCAAGAATGGGACCCACCGACCGTGAACGAACAGGTGCTACTGCTCTCCCCCAGCGGGCAGATGGCCAACGGCGTCGTATTCACCGGCCTGTTCAGCGACGCCATTCCCGCCAACGGCGACCGCCCTGGCCTGCACCGACGCACCTACCGAGACGGCGCCGTGATCGAGTACGACAGTGTCGCGCACCACCTCAGCGCAATCCTGCCCGATGGGGGTACCACCAGCCTGACCAGCAAGGGCGGCATCCACATCGTCGGCCCGATCACCCATGAGGGCGACTACACCCAGACCGGCAACCAGAACGTCACCGGCACCGTCACGGTCTCTGTCGACGTGGTTGCGGCCGACATCAGCCTGGTCAAGCACGTTCACGGCGGCGTCATGTCAGGGCCTGGCCAGACAGGAGCGCCACGTAAATGAACCGTCGCACCGGGGCGGCCCTCGGCAGGCTCGAACACATCGCCCAATCCATCGACGACATTCTCACCACCCGCCAGGGCACCCGCGTGGAACGCCGCGAGTATGGCAGCCTGCTGCCCGAGCTGGTCGACCAGCCGCTTAACCCCGCTACCCGCCTCCGTCTGTACGCCGCTACCGCCATGGCACTGATGCGTTGGGAACCGCGGATCAGCTTGGCGCAGGTCGAGCTGTTGGTCGGCGACCTTAGCGGTCGCGCTGAACTGAGTCTGACCGGCGTCCTGGTCGACACCAACGAACCGTTCAACATCCGTACACCGCTGCAACTGGGGGGCAGTGCATGAATACTTTCCTGCCCATCGACCTCAGCCAACTGCCCGCCCCGCAGGTAGTAGAGCAGATCGATTTCGAGCAGATTCTCGCCCAGCGCAAGGCCTATGCCATCAGCCTCTGGCCAGCGGATGAACAGGCCGAAATCGCCGCGCGTCTGGAGCTGGAGTCGGAACCTATCACCAAGCTCCTGCAGGAGAATGCCTACCGGGAAATGATCCTCCGTCAGCGAGTCAATGAGGCCTCGCTCGCGGTGATGCTCAGCTCGGCCGGGGGTAACGACCTGGACCAGGTCGCCGGCAACTTCAACGTCAAGCGACTGGTCATCCAGGCCGCCCAGCCGCAGGCCATGCCCCCCGTGCCGCAGGTGCTGGAAAGCGACGACGCGTTGCGGGAGCGGGCGCAGATGGCCTTCGAGGGCCTGAGCACCGCCGGACCTCGCAACGCCTACATTTTCCACGCCCGCGCCGCTGACGGCATGGTGGCAGATGCCACAGCAGATAGCCCGTCGCCGGCCGTGGCAGTCATCACTGTGCAGGCTGCGCAAGGGGACGGTACTGCCAGCGAGGCCCTGCTCGCCACGGTGCGCAGCTACCTGAACGACGAGGACCGCCGCCCTGTGGCCGACCGCTTGACCGTTCAGGGCGCCCAGATCATCCCGTACCAGGTGAAGGCGAAGCTGTTCCTGAAAACGCTTGGACCTGAAGCCGAACCCATCCTCGACGCCGCTGAACAGAAGCTGCTGGCCTTCGTCCATCAACGCCGCCGCCTGGGCATGCAGGTATCGGAATCCGCGATCCATGCGGCCTTGCATGTCGAAGGCATACGTAAGGTCGAGCTTGAAGGCTGGTCGGATATCAACGCCAGTCTCAGCCAGGCGCCGTACTGCACCGCGGTTGAACTTGCCCTGGGCAATGAGCCATGAGGTTGCTGCCCGGCAATTCGACGCCGCTGGAGCGCCAAGCAGCCGAGGCTCTGGCCCAGATCGAGCGGGTACCGGTCCCGATCCGGGATCTGATCAGCCCCGAGCGTTGCCCAGTAGCGCTGCTGCCGTTTCTGGCCTGGGCGTTCTCCATCGATCGCTGGGACAGCCGTTGGCCGGAGGCGGTCAAGCGCCGGGCTATCAGGTCTTCGTACTTTGTCCACTCCCGCAAGGGCACCATCGGCGCACTGCGCCGTGTCGTGGAGCCGCTGGGCTACCTGATCGAAGTCCTGGAGTGGTTCCAGACCGAACCGCAAGGCGTACCAGGAACGTTCGCCATCAAGGTCGGCGTCAACGACGAAGGCATCAGCGACGAAACCTACCAGGAACTGACCAGGCTGATCGACGACGCCAAGCCGTTGACCCGGCATCTGACCGGCCTCGCGATCAGCCTTGAGACCACCGGAGCCATCTACTTTGCCGGCACGTTGTACGACGGCGATGAACTCGACGTTTACCCCCCCGCCCCACGCGACATCGATGTCAGCGGCTCAATCGGCCGTGGTGGTCGCGATCACACGATAGACACAATGGAAATTGCACATGGCTGACCAGAACACTCAGTTCTACGCCATTCTCACCAACGTGGGAGCGGCGAAACAGGCAAATGCGGACGCTCTGGGCGTACCGTGGAAAATTACGCAGATGGGCGTGGGTGACGCCAATGGGACCGAACCCACTCCCAATGCCACGCAGACCCGGCTAATCAACGAATGGCGGCGCGCGCCACTGAATCAGCTGAAAGTTGACGAGAAGAACAGCGCCATCATCGTTGCCGAACAGGTCATCCCAGCGGAGGTCGGCGGGAAGTGGATCAGGGAAATCGCCCTATACGACGCGGACGGCGACATGATCGCGGTAGCCAACTGCCCGCCGACGTTCAAGCCCCTGCTAACCCAGGGCTCGGGCCGTACCCAAGTGGTGCGCATGAATCTCCTGGTCAGCAGCTCTTCCAATGTCGAGCTGAAGATCGATCCTGCGGTAGTGCTGGCGACACGCGAGTATGTCGACAGCCGCATCACCGAGGAAATCAACAAGCAGGACAACAAACAGTCGGTGCGGGTGGCCACCACGGGCAACACCGCATTAACCGGCCTGCAGACTGTAGACGGGGTGCTGCTGGTGGCTGGCGACCGGGTTCTGGTGAAGAACCAAACCGCCGCCAAGGACAACGGCCTGTATGTCGCGGCCGCCGGTGCCTGGCTTCGATCGGCGGATGCAGATGTAAGCACCGAGGTAACACCGGGGCTGATCGTCACGGTTGAGCAGGGCGCGACGCTCGCCGATACGATCTGGCAACTGATCACCGATGGGCCGATTGTCTTGGGCACCACAGCCCTGGTCTTTCAGAACGTGACGCAAGGCTTTGCAACAATCAATTCGCCTGTGCTGGTTAATCCAGCGGCCAATACCCCGTCCCAGTTCGATAATTCACCGGCGCTTGCGACAACTGAATTTGTCGGGCGTGCGCTTGGAAGCTTCAGGGGCGGCATTGGTATTTCAGTAAGCCGAGCGTTGACGGGGGATGATATCGGCAAGCGGCTGGAGTTAGCCGCCGGCGTGACTGTGACGATGCCGGCGACAGCATCTGTTCCGGATGGTGCGGCGGTGCTGATATCTGCGGGGCCGGTGTCGGCAAATTCGCGCGTGACTGTCGTTGCGGGGGACCAGTTGGCAATGAGCAACCTGTCGGTGAGCGTCCCATATACGCTTGCTCCTGGCGGTGACTTCATTGCAATTCGTGAAGCCAATGTGTGGCGCTGTCACTTCGGTAGCGAGATTCTTCGGACCTCGCCAGTATTTGCCGCAATCTTTGGAAACGACGCTAATCAAATGTTGCCAAGCGGCTGGATATTCAAAATTGGGCATGCATCGACGAACGGTTCGACAGGATCTGTGACGGTTACTTTTCCAGTCGCCTTCCCCAAGGCCTGCATGTATGTGGGGGCCATGTACGGTGGCGCCAGTACGGCGGTGAGTCCGGTACTTTGCCAATCCGGATTACCGACCCGGACAGGTTTTACGGGCTATCTGACAAATGTGGTTAACAACAGTGGTTCCGTGACTGATGGCGGTTACAACTGGCTGGCCATCGGCTACTGAGGGGGGGATATGTTCGCTAAATGGGTTGAAGAAGATGGTCGGTTTGCTTTCGATGAAGCTGATAACGGGGGTATTGAGATAACCAGCGAAGAGCATGCGGCTCTCTTTGAGCCTGGGCGGGAGGGGAAAATAATCGCCCCTGGGGTCGATGGCCGTCCAAAATTGCAAGACCCACCATTGCCAACGTTAGAGGAGCTAACGTTCGTTGAGCGTGCCTGGCGAGACAAGCAGCTTTCGCTGACAGATGGAACTGTCACACGTCACCGTGACGAACTGGAGGAAGGCGCATACACCACGTTGACGGCCGCGCAGTACAGCGAGCTACAGGCGTACCGCCGTGCCCTTCGCAACTGGCCCGAATCCGGCGAGTTCCCCCTTGTCGATCACCGACCGTCCGCGCCATTGTGGCTGGCCGAGCAAATCCAGTAACGCCCTCCGGGGCGTTTTTTGTTTCCGCGCCCTGTAGCTCCGCCCTCTACAACGGCAGGCGCTCGCCGATCCGACGCGCGCGCGGCAGCCTGTGCAGTGTCACCCAACTGCACAGGCACCTACCATGGCCGACGAATATCATCATGGCGTCCGGGTCCTCGAAATCAACGAGGGCACGCGTCCCATCCGCACCGTCTCCACCGCCGTGGTCGGCATGGTCTGCATCGCAGACGACGCCGATGCGGCCACATTCCCCCTCGACACGCCCGTTCTGCTGACCAATGTGCAGAGCGCCATCGGTAAGGCCGGCGACAACGGTACCCTGGCCGCCAGCCTGCAGGCCATCGCCGACCAGACCCAGCCCGCGACCGTCGTGGTGCGCGTGGCGAAGGGTGCGACCGAGGCCGAGACCACCAGCAACCTGATCGGTACCACCACCGAGTCGGGCAAGTACACCGGCATGAAAGCCTTGCTCGCCGCCAAGACCCGGCTCAAGGTCACCCCGCGAATCCTGGGCGTGCCAGGCCTCGACACCCTGCCGGTAGCTACCGCCCTGACCGCGATTGCCCAGCAACTGCGCGGCTTCGCCTACGTCAGCGCGAGCGGCTGCAAGACCAAGGAAGAGGCCGTCGCCTACCGCGAGAACTTCGGCGCCCGTGAAACCATGGTCATCTGGCCGGACTTCGAGCAGTGGAGCACCACCAGCAACGCTACCGTCACCGCGCCGGCCGTTGCCCGAGCCCTGGGCCTGCGCGCCAAGATCGACAAGGACACTGGCTGGCACAAGACCCTGTCGAACATCCCGGTCAATGGCGTGACCGGGATCAGCGCCGACGTATTCTGGGACCTGCAGAACCCTGCGACCGACGCCAACTATCTGAACAGCAACGAAGTCACCACGCTGATCAACGCCGACGGCTTCCGCTTCTGGGGCAGCCGCACCTGTACCGAAGATCCATTGTTCGCCTTCGAGAACTACACCCGCACCGCCCAGGTGCTGGCCGACACCATGGCCGAGGCGCACATGTGGGCGATGGACAAGCCCATGCATCCCTCGCTGGTGCGCGACATCATCGAGGGCATCAACGCGAAGTTCCGCGAACTGGTGGCCGGCGGCTACCTGATCGGCGGCAGCGCCTGGTACGACGAGGAGGTCAACAGCGCTACCACCCTCAAGGCCGGCAAGCTCTACATCGACTATGACTACACGCCGGTACCGCCGCTGGAGGACCTGACCCTCCGCCAGCGCATCACCGATCGATACCTGGCTGACTTCGCCAGCCGCATCAACAGCTGACGGAGACCGCCACCATGGCCATGCCGCGCAAACTCAAAAACATGAACCTCTTCAACGAGGGCACCAGCTACCTGGGCGTATCCAAGTCCTGCGCCCTGCCGCCACTGAGCCGCAAGATGGAAGGCTATCGCGGGGGCGGCATGAACGGCCCGGTGAAATCCGACCTGGGCTTCTCCGACGACGGTATCCAGTTCGAATGGAAGACCGGCGGCCTGGACCTGCTGGTCCTACGCCAATTCGGCGCGGTAAAGGCTGATGGCGTGATGCTGCGCTTTACCGGCAGCTTCCAGCAGGACGACACAGGCACCGTCTCCGCAGTGGAGGTCGTCGTGCGCGGCCGTCACGAAACCATCGAGATGGGCGAGGCCACACCCGGCGAGGATACCGAACACAGCATCACCACCACCTGCAGCTACTACAAGCTGGCGGTGGACGGCGAGGTCCTGGTCGAGATCGACCTGCTCAATTTCATCGAGATCATCGACGGCCAAGACATGCTCGCCGAGCAGCGTAAAGCCCTGGGCATCTAACCCCCCTTTCCACTGGAGTCACCATGAAGACCACCGAAGCCACCCCACTGAGCGACAACCAGGTCGAGCTGGACACCCCGATCAAGCGCGGCGACACCGAGATCGCGCTCATCACCCTGCGCAAACCCACCTCCGGCGAGCTGCGCGGCCTGCACCTGTCCGAGCTACTGCAGATCGATGTGGCCAGCCTGATCAAGCTGATCCCGCGTATCAGCGAGCTGAACGAGTATGAGGTCAGCCGCTTGGACCCAGCCGACCTGTTCGCCATCGGCACGAAGGTCGCCAGTTTTTTGCTGCAGAAGCGGATGAAGACGGACGCCTCCCTCGTTGCGTAGAGGAAGCGATGGCCGACGTGGCCATCGTCTTTCACTGGGCACCCGGTGATATGGACAAGCTCGATGTCAGCGAGCTGATGGACTGGCGCGAGCGAGCGCGGATCAGGAGTAACAACCATGGCCAATGACCTGCGCCTGCGGGTGCTATTAGACGCCATTGACCAGGCAACCGCGCCGCTCAAGCAAATCGACAAGGCCAGCCTGGAGGCTGGCCGGCAGCTCAAGGCGGCCCGCGACCGCCTCAAGGAACTGAACGCCCAGCAAAAGGACGTCAGCGCCTGGCGCACCCAGCTCTCCCAGACCCAAGAGACCACCCAGGCGCTGGAGGCCGCCCGGGCGAAGGTCCGCGCCATCGCCCAGGAGATGGCCGCTACTAGCGTGCCGACCAAGGCCATGGCCAGCAGCATGCGCACCGCGGTCCGCGAGGCGCAGCGGCTCAAGACGGAGCATCAACAACAGGCCGAGAAGCTGCAGCAGCTGCGCGGCAAGTTGTACAGCGCAGGGATCAGCACCCGAGACCTGGGCAGCCATGAGCGCAAGCTGCGCGAGCAGATCACCTCAACCAACGAAGCCATCAGCACCCAGAGCAGGCGCATGGACGAACTGGCCAGCCGACAAGCGAAGCTGGCCAAAGCCCGCGCTGCCCTCGAACGGACCCAGGGCCTGGCAGCGAAGATGGCAGGCACGGGCGCCGCAGGCCTGGCGACGGGCTATGCCGCGGCTCAGCCGGTAAAGGCCGTTCTGGGCGCCTTCGCTCCCAACGAGGACTCGGCCACGCAGTTGAAGGTCTCAATGATGGACGGCAACGGCAAGGTCGCCGAGGACTTCAAGAAGATCACCGACCTCGCCACCAGCCTCGGCGACCGCCTGCCCGGTACTACCGCCGACTTCCAGAACATGATGACCATGCTCAGGCGCCAAGGCATCAGTGCGCAGAGCATCCTAGGTGGTACTGGGGAGGCAGCTGCCTATCTCGGCGTTCAACTGAAGATGCCGGTGGAGGAAGCGGCGGAGTTCGCTGCGAATATGCAGGACGCCACAAGAACGTCGGAAAAGGACATGCTCGCGCTGATGGACACAATCCAGCGTGGGTTTTACCTGGGCGTTAAGAGTGAGGACATGCTGCAGGGCTTCAACAAGATTGCCCCGGTCATGGATGTCATCAAAAAATCGGGTATCGACGCAGCAAACGAGCTTGCCCCACTGCTGGTCATGATGACCCAGGCCGGCATGGAAGGTGGCTCAGCGGGCAACGCCTACCGCAAGATCTTCCAGGCCGGCCTGGACAAAGATGGCGTCGACGACGTCAATGACATGAAGGCCCTGAAGCAGAAGAACATCAAGCTCAGCTTCACCGGCAAAGACGGCAACTTCTCGGGGCTGGAGAACCTGTACAAGCAGGTCGAAAAGCTCAAGGTCCTGAACGACGAAGACCGCACCGCGGCTATCAAGGCGCTGTTCGGGGACGACTCGGAAACCCTGACCGTCCTCAACACCATGATGAACAAGGGGTTGGCCGGGTATCAGGAGGTGCAGAAAAAGCTCCAGGACCAGGCCGACCTGCGTACCCGCGTCAACGAACAGCTCAGCACCCTCAGCAACGTCATGGAAGCGGCCGAGGGCAGTTTCACCAACGCCCTGGCGGAGTTCGGCGCCGCTGTAGCCCCCGAGCTGAAGGAACTGATCAACACCCTGGGCGAAGTCGCGGCCAGCGTCGGCGCCTGGGCACGGGAGAACCCTGCGCTGGCCGGCGGCCTGGTGAAGGTCGTCGCGGCTGTGGCTGTGCTTGCCGCGGGCTTCGGTGGCCTGGCTATCACCATGGCCAGCTTGCTGGGACCGTTCGCCATGGTCCGCTACGGCATGGCGCTGTTCGGTGTGAAGAGCGCGGGCATGTTCAGTGTGATTGGCCGGTTGGTCGGCGTGCTGAAAGGCGGCCTGCTGACCGCCATTCGTGCCGTGAGCATCGCGCTCTGGGGCCTGGCAACGAACCCGGTGGCACTGGCAATTGCGGCAGTGGTCGCCGTCCTGGCCGGCGCGGCCTACCTGATCTACCAAAACTGGGACCAGGTGAAGGCGTACTTCGCCAACGCCTGGACGGAGATCCGCGCAGGCTTCGGCGCCGGCATCGGCGGCATCCTCACCGTGCTGGCCAACTTCAGCCCTATCGGCCTGATCTATCAGGCTTTCGCCGCAGTGCTGAACTACCTGGGCGTCGACATGCCCAGCCGCTTCACCGAGTTCGGCAACATGATCGTCAACGGCCTGGTCAACGGGCTGATGTCTGGCCTCGGCCAGATCAAGGACGCCGTGTCGACCCTGGGTGACTCCACTATCGGCTGGTTCAAGGAGAAGCTCGGTATTCACAGCCCCTCCCGCGTGTTCGCCGAACTGGGCGGGTTCACCACCGAGGGCCTTGCCATGGGCTTGGACCAAGGTGCCAAGGCCCCTCTGGAGGCGGTCACCCGCATGGGCCAGCAGTTGACGGACGCCGGCACATTCGCGCTCCAGGGCACGCTACCGCAGTTCAACGGTGGCAGCCCGCTTGCCGCTGGTGGCACGCCCATCACCATGGATGACCGGGCACCGCTCGGCGCAGCACCGGCCGCGAGCTACGACAGCCACGACTCCTACGAGATCAATATCCACCCCACACCAGGCATGGACGCGCAGGCCATCGCCCGGGCCGTCCGGGCCGAGCTGGCCCGCATCAACAGCGAGAAGGCGGCCCGCCAGCGCAGCCGCCTCACCGACCAGGAGTAACCCGCCATGATGCTCGCCCTGGGCATGTTCGTTTTCAGCCTGCACACCCTGGCCTACCAGGAGATGCAACGGCAAACCGAGTGGCGCCATGCCGCCAGCAACCGCATCGGCGCCCAGCCGTCGCGGCAGTTCCTCGGCCGCGGCGAGGACTCCATCACCCTCCCAGGCCTACTGCTACCCGAGCTGGCCGGCACTCCATCGGCGCTCGATGCGCTGCGGTATATGGCCGATACCGGCAAAGCCTGGCCCCTGGTCGAGGGCACCGGGCGCCTGCTGGGCCTGTGGGTGATCGAGAGCCTCAGCGACAACCGAACGCTGTTCTTCCAGGACGGCGCTGCACGGCGCATCGACTTCACCCTTAACCTCAAACGCATCGATGACGGCCGCAGCGACATGCTCGGCGCCGGTATTGCGGGGAGTGTGAACATCCTGAGGCAACTGCTGTGATCGAAGCCGCCATCGCCAAGGTTACTGGCTTCCTGCGGAAGACCTACGAAGGGCTGCAGCGCGATGCCGCGTATCCGGTACCGGCATTCCGTATCACCGTCAACGGCAGCGATATCGCTCAACTGATCAGCCCGCGCCTGATGAGCCTGCAGCTCACTGACAACCGCGGCCTCGAAGCGGACCAACTGGACCTGACTCTCAGCGACCACGACGGGCTGCTGGTGATTCCGCCGCGTGGTGCCGCGGTGCGTCTGTGGCTGGGTTGGAGCGATACCGGCCTGGTGGACAAGGGCAGCTACATCGTCGACGAAACCGAACACAGCGGCGCGCCGGACGTGCTCAGCATCCGGGCCAGGTCGGCGGATCTGCGCAAGGGCTTGAAGACCAAGCGCGAACGCAGTTGGAGCGCTACCACGCTGGGCAAGGTCCTGGGCGACATAGCCCAGAGCAATGGGCTCACCGCGACGATCTCCGGCGCCCTAGACGGGCTGCCCATCCCCCAACTCGACCAGGCCAACGAGTCCGACGCGAACCTGTTGACCCGGCTGGGCGAGGACTTCGACGCGGTGGCCACAGTCAAAGCCGGCTGCCTGGTGTGCATGCCGGCCGGCGGCGGCAAGACCGCCAGCGGCCTGGACCTGCCCCATATCACGCTCATCCGCGCAGACGGCGACCAACACCGGTTCCTGCAGGCCGACCGCGACAGCTATGACGGCGTACGGGCTTACTACTACGACGTGAACAGCGCCAAGAAACAGGAGGCCATTGCCGGCGGCGGCGAGAACCTCAAGGACCTGCGCCACACCTACAGCGACCGCCAATCGGCCCTGCGCGCCGCCCGGGCAGAGCTGAACCGGCTGCAGCGGGGTGCGGCAACGCTCAGCTACACGTTGGCCAGGGGGCGGCCGGACCTGATCCCGGAGCTGACGTACACGCTCCAGGGGGTGAAGTCTGATATCGACGAGATCATCTGGTACGGCGGGAACGTTCAGCACAGCCTGACGGCTGACTCCGGCTACACCATGAGCCTAGAGCTGGAAAGCAAGCTGCCAGAGGACACGGTCGACGGCCTGCTCGAGGACGGCGTCCGCGGCAAGATCAAGTACACGGGGGTCATTGCGTTCTATCGCGACAAGGACACGGGCAAGGAAAAGTCAGTGACTGCCGGGGACCAGACCAAGCCAAGGCGCCTGCGCCGCGTGTACGTCAACGAGAAGAATGCCCGACGAGCGGCTGATCGGGAATGGAAGCGTACGCAAGAAGCAAATGAGAAATAAGGGCGCCAGAATGGCGCCCGCTTAGAAGCCCTAACTACTCTTCTATGACTAACCCTTCTTTGGAGTAACCTTGGTTAGCCGTCACCACCTTCAGCATGGTTTCATCATACTTTTTACGGACTTCCCTCTTGAGCTCTTCCGAAACATGTTCATCCTCAAGAACTTTTTTCTGACTAGCCAGATCTTTGTCTAGCCTTGCCTTGTACTGAGTGAGCCCCTCAGGTTCATCTATGGCGCAGAACCACTTCGCCAAAAAATAACCAATCACGGGGACAACAATATTAGCTACCACAACCCAATACTGAGCATCCTTAGGATCGATCCATTTCAAGCAACTAGCAGTAGCTAAGGTCCCTAAGCCAGCAGTGATTGTTGCCTGAAGTCCTTGAGGTGCTTTCTTTTGATCCTCCGCCATCAAGCACCTCCCTGGAGACTTTTCAGCTGATCAACCACATAGCCTGTTGTTTTGATCTTCTCGACTCGTACAACTATCCCTTGGCGCTTGTACGTAACAACAATCTCTGCATCTCGAACGTAGCGATTTAGGATATACCTAGTCAAAACCCTAGAATACTTAAACAGCACGGGAGAAAGTATTATAAGAGAAAGATAAAACAACGCCTCAACAAACGCAGCATTCACTTCCATGAGAACACCTCACACAAGTCTACGACCTTTATCAGCAAAGTGCCGAGTCACTTCAAGCACAGTATAGTTAAACGTAGACCTAGTTTGCCTATAAATAGCTTTTGTTTCAATAATAACTTCAAACAAATCTTCTTTCGAGAAGCTTTGTTTGTTTTGGTTGACCTTGTCCATAAAAATTTCATCAGCCAATGTTACAGCGTGCTCTGTACCATCTGCCAACTTCACGCGCCAACCATTATTGGACTCAAAATTCACCTGAACGAAATATGCTGTCTTCGTTTCTTTCGTTACTTCTTCTTGCTCCAGAGACTTACGCGGCAACGGCAAGTAATCATTCGCTTCCTCTTCATCAATTTCAACTACTGGTTCATCCTGTTCATCTAAAACCTTAAACTTGGCCCCCTCGCGACCCGAGATCGGTGCTTGCACAACACTATGGACCGCGTCTCGTACTTTCTTGTCCACTGCGAGCCGTGCCACAAATTTATCACACTCAACAATCTCGCCATCAACCTCAATTCTTGCTATATCGGAATCACCCTCGATTACTACATTAGCGACACGGCGATTCTTGAGTTTCTTCACCACTTCCAAAAGCGATCCACCGGCTATAGCTGCACTAGCCGCCGTGAGACCAAGGTATTTCAAAACCGCCAGAGCTTGTGGGGTGCTAGCGAGCAGAAGGTATTCAATTACCACCGAGCCTTCTTTAGCAGGGGCTGTGACCTTTAGCTTTACTTCAGCACCTTTATTTATCAGCGCATTAGCCTCAGCAACCATATCGTACACACCCTGAATAGAGCGACTAAGCGTTTGCGCATCTATTTCGTGATTATGATAGTCACCAGACTCGGCATCGTAAGATATCGAAAATTTTTCCTTGGCTGCTTCGGCCATAACTCCCTCACATACATTAAGTGCTTGCAGATTTTATAAAACCCCGACTTCTTGCCGGGGCTCTTTTTAATTATTCCTTACGCTGGCTACCGCTTAACGCCTCTAGCACACGCAAAACATCCTGCTGTTGCTGAGTATTCAATTCGCGCAACAACTGAATAAAGACGCGTTCCAGTTGAGTAAGGTTTTCCATCTTGCGTACTCCGTTTCCATAAGCGGTCGCCTGGCACCGACGGCACCAATCAAGACGACCTGGAGTTCCGCATTGTCAGCACACTTACGCGTGCCACCAGCCCTTCATCTGGAAATTTCTAACTTTCCTTGTGAGCGCGCGCTCCATTCACAGTAGGAATTTTCGCCGGCAGCGTCATATAGACTCCATTCTCACCCCACCCCTGCAAAGTTCCGTCGGCCTTCACGATGTAGTACTCACCAAAACCATTGTCTGGCGTCTCGAGCCGCAGCGCTCCATCTGGCAGGCGCTTGGCCAGGTACAGATCGGTGTTCTTTCCCCCACCCGCGAACAGCGAATCGATGAAGTACTCACCATTCTTCGTGTAGAGCACCATTACGTGCCCGAGCGGACCATCGCGAAGCCAGGCACCCTGCGGTGTGTGATAAGAGGACAGATCGAGGCTAACCAGCGCCTCATAGTCAGTAACACTTAGACCATTCACAGATCTTGTGTACTTAGGCTCGAAGCTAGCGTTCGCCCAGAAGGTGCTGAACGTTTGGCCCTGGACACGGAAGCCGATGAAGGTTCTGTCAGCTCCGGTATCGGAGTCATCACGGATCTTCTCGGCAAGATCATCCAGTTCTGCATTGGTCAGTCGTCGTGACAGCTCGACTTGAACTTTCCGAGGGCGTCCCTCGCTGAACTCGTCCTTTACGATCTCGTACTTGATAGGTGGCCGGCCTGTACCACGGGTTTGCGCCTCGTCTGCAGATTTGGCTTCAACGAGGCCCAAAGAGACCGCAGCGCCAGCCACGAGCAGCCCTGCCATCCACCCTGCTGTACAGCCCAAAAGATGCCGAATTACGAAACCTCTTCCGCTTTTTCGGAACAGCTTTACCAGCCACCACCAGACACCGACGAATACAACCAGCGAAACCAATCCAACTATTCCGTCCATTCTCCATCATCCTCGACAGGAACTGGCCCCACGACCAGCGTGCCGCTTCCATGCGCCCCCCACAGCCATGGCAGGGGCCAGTTCGACCTTCAGTTCAGAATCTACAGCTGCCCAGGTTCCGCCCTTACTGCGAGCACCTGATTGTTGGCGGGGTTGAAATCGCATTCATATATATGCTTCTGGAAAGCACCAAAGCCGTTTTGGAACTCGATCTTATCGCCAATGAATGTGAGGGTCCCAGCCTTCTGGTCCAGCCACCTGAACCGGCTGAACTTCGGTTCTAGCATCCCGTCAGTCCAACGAGCGCTGTACTTTCCGAGTTTGGTAACAGGGTCCTTGCAGTAAACACCCGCGGCAATCCCTTGCTTGTCCCCCCAACACTGCAAGTCCTTCTTGCAGGTTGCATCGTCAACCTTGGCTGCTGACGCCTCTGTTTTTTCCGTGTCGCTCCCACCGGAGCACATCTTGACGCCGACGAAGATTATGAAAGCGAGAAAGGCAAGCCCCATCAGTGATTGCCCTGCTGTTACGCCGGGGTTGGAGACCCCACAGTTCGGACAAGTTTTTGCCCTTGTATCGATCTGATGTTTACACGACTTGCACGGTTTCAAAGCCATAAAACTGTCCTGTCAATCATTCCTTGAATCACCGCCACCATGGCGCGTGAACCTTCTTCCCTCGACGAGCCACCTGCCTTAGTGGCTCGCGCCGGATCTCACCTCTGCTCGTTCGCTCGAGCAAATGCCCAAGCCATACGCATTAACACCGGGCGATCAGCTGCGCTGACCTTCTGGTACAGGTGCACAAGTTCGTGTGCATCTGCATCCAGCCCCTCCGGTGGAACAGGCGTGCGGCGCCCCATAAGCACGTAAAGCACGTCTACACCTGCTTCGGCCACCGCCGCCAGGTAAGCCGAGTCGGGGTTTCGCTCACCCTTTTCATATTTCCCCTGGGTGTTCCGATTCACTCCGCCACGCTGACCGAGTTCCTCTTGGTTCCACCCAAATCGCTCCCGCTCTTCGCGCAGGCGCTCTCCAATTGCACACGATTGCACACAAAATCCTTTGACATGCACACAATGGCATGCATAATCAGTGATACATGAACACGTTTGAACACAGATGAACACTATGCACGCCCCCCTCACACCGGATCAAGCACGCGAAAAACTCGACCGCGTGGGTATGTCCATCGCCGAGTTCTGTCGTAAGCACGACCTCAACAAGAACCTCGTAAGTGACTTGCTCAACGGCAGGAAGAAGGGTCGCAGGGGTGAAGCCCACCGCGCGGCCGTTCTGCTCGGTATCAAAAATGGTGAAGCAGAAAGCTAGGCCCCATGGCTCAAGGAGGAAACCAGAACATGAAGCGTCCAGTTCTAGAAACTCTTCGCCAGGTGGTCAGCGCAGTGATCTGCGCCTTCCCTGGCGGTCGCGAGAGCGCGGCAGCGCGGCTCGGCTACGAGTTGAAACGGTTCGACAACCACGTCTACGAAAACGCCGGCAGTCGGCCGCTGAGTTATGACCAGATCCACCAGCTGGAGCAGGACACGGGAACGACTTTCCTACCGGAGTTCATTTCCCACCTGTATGGCGGCATGTTCGTGCCGCTTGTCCAGCCGGAAAAGCTCGACAACGTCGATCTCTACGCCCGGGCGGTGAACACCGCAGCCAAGCGTGGCGTGGTCGATCAGATCATTGCCAAGGCCCTGGATGATGGCGTCATCGAGCAAGACGAAGCAAAGGCAATCATGCGGGCGCACACCCTCTACCTGGCCGCCCGCCAATCCGAGGTGCTGGCAACCATCCAGCTCCACAGCAAAGGGGGTGTGCATTGAGTACTTACAAGCTCGTATGCCCCCACTGCGCGAGCAAGATGCGCATCCGTACCAGCGAAGGCACACATATTTTCCTTCGGGTTGCCTACCTGCAGTGCGTGAACGAGGCCTGCGGCTGGTCCGTCCGTGCCCAGTTCGAAATGACCCATGAAATGAGCCCGAGTGGCATGCCGAACCCATCGGTTCGCCTGCCTGTTGCGACCGTGGCCCTGCGCCGCCAAGCGATGAAGTCTGCCACCGGCGACGATCACCCGGATCTGCTGGACCAACTGGATATGGAGGCTGTGAACGCATGAACGCTATCGCATCGATCTCGACCGTTGAAACCGACTATCGCGCAGCTATGCAGCAAGCGGCGGTGGCCTTTCTGTTCCGCCGTGAGGGTCTGCACCTGGCCGGCGACCACCAGGTGCTGGAGAACTGCCGCCACTACCTGGCCCAGTCGCTCGAGGTTCCTGCTCACCTGGTGCAGCGCATCGCCGAGCTGGCTGTGGCTGAGTTCGAAAGCAAGACCACCAAGCGCCTGCAGCTGATAGGCATCTGCGCCACCAGCGGTATCTTCCGACCGAAGCTGATCCTGCTGGACACCATGACACAGCACCGCTACCAGGTGCCGGCCCGCTACCTGCCACGCCGCATGCTGCAACACCGCGACACCTCCAAGTAATCCGATCCAACCCCTTCCCGATGCCCCGTTCTGCGTGGGTAAGGGGAAACTGCATTCCACTGGTGGCCGAAATGAGCAACATCACCATTCAAATCACGCTCGACGAGCAGCAGGCTAAGCAGTACCAGTTGTGGCTTGCCGGGCAATATGCCAACGAAATGGCGGGGATCTGGTACTCCGATCGCTACCGCAACGTGCCGACCGGCGAACGCGGCCGCAAGGTCTTCCAGGACGTACCGCACCTGCGCGGTATCTGTAGAACAAGCAAGGCGCTTGCCGAGCAGCTCGGCCCTGTACAAGTGGAGCGTGCGAAGTGACCACGACCCACCCAATGGAGCACAAGCTGCTGCAGGATGTCCGTAGCCGCCTGGAGCGCGACTTCGGCCTCAAACACATGCTCGGTACCAAGTTCATGCGCAAGGGCAAATGCCCGGCGCCGAGGTGTGGCCAAAACAAGCTGTACACATTCCACGATGCACCCTGGATGCTGATCTGCGGTCGTCCGGAGAAGTGTGGTCACCGGATCCATGTGAAAGACCTCTACGACGACCTGTTCAACGATTGGAGCAAGCTGGCACCCGCTACCGATGAGAACCCGACGGCTACCGCGCGTGCATATCTGGAGTTCAACCGCGGCTTCCACGAGGAACTGATCAAAGGTTGGTACACCCAGGACACATATTGGGACCCCAAGCGCGGGATCGGCAGCGCAACAGTCCGCTTTCCGCTCGAAAAGGGCGAGTACTGGGAGCGCCTCATCGATAGGCCGGTCCGCTTCGGCAGCATGAAAGCGCGCTTCCGCCCAACCGGCGAAGACAGGCCCGGCTACAGCGGCGTCTGGTGGTGCCCGCCCAGCCTTGATCTGCTCCAGGTCGACGAGCTGTGGATCGTCGAGGGGATCTTCGACGCCATCGCCCTGCTGCACAACGGCGTCCACGCCGTGTCCATGATGTCCAGCGCCCCCTTCCCGGCCGAATCGCTGAAAGCCCTGCTGCTCAGTTGCCAGGAGGCTGACCGGCGCCCGCCCAAGTTGATCTGGGCCCTGGACAACGAGCCGGTAGCCAAGGCCAACATCCGTCGCTGGGCGAAGGAAGCCCGGGAACTAGGATTCAAGTGCGAGGCCGCGGTGATCCCGCAGCCCGACAACAAGAAGGTGGACTGGAACGATCTTCACCTGCGCTGGAAGTACCTGGACGACGACAAGCGTGACGACCAGGTGCAGGCCGACCTCAAGCGTACCCGCCATGAAGGCGCCCTGCTGCTGGCCGAGTCACCGGAAGAAAAGGGCCTGCTCATGTACGACTGGCAGCCACGGAGCGAGTTTTCCTTCTCGTTTGCCAGCCGCCTCTACTGGTTCAAGTTCGACATGGTTCGGTTCGACAGGAAGATGCTCGAACTGGAAAACCCGAAAGACCAGGAAGACATCACGTTGACCGACCGCCAGAAGCGGGATAAGGCCTTGCGCGATTCCGCTTCTGTGGTCCGTATCGCCAACTGCTACTTCCAGGCGCTCTACAACATGCGCAACGAGCAGACGGACGAGGCCTGGTACTACTTTCGTATCGAGCGGCCCGGTAAGCCGGTGACCAAGAGCACGTTCACTGCTGCGCAGCTCGCGTCAGCGCCCGAGTTCACAAAGCGACTGCTGAACGTGTCCAACGGCGGTTGGTACACGGGCAGCGCCGCCCAGCTGATCCGGCTGCTTGAGCCGCAGATGGATGACCTGAAACAGGTCAACACCATCGACTGGATCGGCTACTCCAAGGAACACAAGACCTACGTGTTCAACGACATCGCGATCTCGCAGGGCAACGTCTACAAGCTCAACGAGGAGGACTTCTTCGACGTCGGCCCCCTGAGCATCAAGTCCCAGAGCATGTCGCCGAACCTGGTCATCAACACTGACCTGAACGCCTACAACGCAGGCTGGTTCGAAACGTTCTGGAAGTGCTTCGGGGTGCGCGGCACCGTTGTCCTAGTCTGGTGGCTGGCCTGCCTGCACGCCGAGCAGATCCGCCAGTTGCAGAAAACGCTGTGCTTCCTGGAGCTGGTCGGCGAAGGCGGATCGGGGAAGTCCACCCTGATCGAGTTCCTGTGGAAGCTCGTCGGCCGCATCGAATACGAGGGCTTCGACCCTACTAAAGGTACCGCCGCCGGCCGTGCCCGTAACTTCTCGCAGGTGGCCAATCTGCCGGTGGTGCTGATCGAGTCCGAGCGCGAGCAGCAGGACGGCGCGCCGGTCAAGCACTACGACTGGGACGAGATCAAGACCACCTACAACGGCCGCTCGGTACGCTCGACCGGCGTCAAGAACAACGGCAACGAAACTCGCGAGCCACCCTTCCGGGCCGGCGTGATGATCGCCCAGAACAACGCGGTCACCGCCTCCAACCCGATCCTGACCCGTATCGCCCAGGTACTGCTGAACAGCGAGCACCACACCCCGGAGACGAAGCTCTACGCCGAGGAACTGGAGTGCATGCCCATGGAGAAAATCAGCGGGTTCCTGATCAAGGCGTTGCAGAAAGAGGACGAGATCCTGCGCCTGCTGGAGGAGAAGACCAGGGGCTACGAGCAGGAACTGCTGGCCATGCCCGAAATCCGCACGGTTCGGATCGCGAAGAACCACGCGCAGCTGCGCAGCATCACCGACGGCCTGGCCCTGGTCGTGCCGCTGGGAGAAGAGCGCCGGGCGCTTGTGCATCAGGAACTGTGCCGAATGGCTGTACAGCGCCAAGAAACCATCAACGCGGATCACAAGGTCGTGCGCGAGTTCTGGGACCTCTATGAGTTCCTCGACGAAGAAGGCGATGGACTCAACCACTCGCGAAACAAAAAAGGCCTGATCGCGGTGAACCTCAATGAGTTCGTGAAGAAGGCCGCGAACGAGCGGCAGCAGATGCCAGCCGCGCTCGGCGAGCTGAAGCGCCTGCTCAAGACCAGCAAGTCGCCGAAGTTCCTGGAGGCCAACAAACCGACCAACTCCGGCCGCAACGACAGCGACTTCATCGGCAAAACCGTTCGGTGCTGGATCTTCCAGCCCTGACCTACTCGCCGGGCGCTGCAACGCCTGGCTCAACCCCAAGGAGAAACGACATGCCACAAGCCCAACCAGCAGGCGAGAAAACCCTGTTCGATGCCCTGGTGCAGTACCAATGCGCCCAGACGCGCACGGAACTTCAGGAGGCAGGGCCGCGGGCGCTCGCACGCCTCGTCCCTCTAGCGCTGCGCGAAACAGGTGAAAGTCGTGTCGTTGGCCGTTTCTTGCTCGGCCTGCACGACGCCCAAACACACCCCTTTGCACTTACCGATCTGCGCAGCCTCGACATCGCCGTGTTTGAGGACTGCCTGTGCGTGCTCTACCTAGCCTTCCTCAATGAAAAACCTGTCCAGGACTACTTGCCGCGGGGCCGGATGATCTTCAACCAACTGCGTGAGTACTGGCCGTGAGGTGGCAGGCGAAGCGCAACGCGGACGACCAGGTAATCCCGCGCTGCTGGGTCAGCGACAGCGGTTACACCGTGGCCGAATGCCGGCTGCCGCATTCACGGTACCCGGTGACACGGCCTGGTGCCTCACTGCCATTCGCCTATGCCGACAGCCGTGAAGAGGTTGTCCAGCTCATCACCACAGACATGCAGGCCAACACCACCGGCCAGTAAGCAAACCGCCGAGCAGCTGCAACTGCCGGCGTTACCCAAGGAGAAACGACATGCACCACTTTTACAAATCCGAAGCCCCCGAAACTGTGGCCATCGTCCGTCAGTTCTATCAGGCGAAAGCTGTTCTGAATGAACGCCTTGTTGCATTGGGCGGCCTGTTCGGCGGCACCGTCGCGCCAATGCGTGACATCACTTCGCACTTCGCTGGAGGTGTGAAGCTCTCTGCCAGCCATGATCTGGATGCTCATTGGCGCCGCCCTGATGAACACGGTTTTCGAAGCCTCCGGCAAAAGGCGGTGCCACCAAAGGGCGTCACCAAAGAGCAGCGCGCGGCCATTCGGGCTGAGCATGAACGTCTGCGGGAGCTGTGGAAGGAACACTGCCCGGCCCGCCTGGATGCGCACGAGTACTGGGATCGCCTCAATGTGAACACCGGAAACCTGCTACTCAGCGGTGGCATCAAGTTCGAGCACCAAGGCATTGCCTACTTCTGCCTCGGCTTCGGCATCGACTCAGACCGTCACCAGGCTAACGTCGCCGCCGGCCAGCCCACTGCCGGCTGGATCGCTGGAGCCGTCGAGATTCTGCCAAGCGAGTACGAGGCGGCGCGCCTCGCCAAGAATGGGGGTGCAGCGTGAGCAGCGTAGACCTAGACACCCTGAACATAGCCTTGGGCTTCACCAGTTGGGCTGAAGAGCACGGGTTTGACGTAAAGGTCGGGGCCGACGGGGCCTTCTCCAACCTGGAAACCCGCGCAGCATGGCTTGGATTTGAAGCGGCTCATGGGCCTGCTGGCTGCGGACCCTCCGGCCAACAGCTGCACGCACGAATCAAGAAGTCCAGCGAGTACGCCCACCAGACCGACCAGTTGTTCCCCGTGTACGTCGGCCGCGCGCCCTACGGCAACTACACCGTCAAGGGCGGTCCTGGTGGCGTGTACCGCATGAGCGATGTGGAGCTATACGTCATCGATGACGGCAAGCGGTACCGCCTCAAGTAACCAGGTGGCGCCGAGGAGCTGCAACTCCCCGGCGCCGACCAACCCAAGGAGAAACGACATGCAAGTAGAAACCCCCGAAGTTGGCGCCAAGAAGGCTATCACAGGGACGCGCCCAAGGCTGGCCAGCCACTCGTTGGACCTGCCCAACCACTGCGACATCTGCAATAAGGCCCGTTCTACACGGAAGCACCAGCGTTGCAGCCAAATCCGCCAGCAACGGAAATCTGTCGAATGGGAGGCCTACATGGCCAACGTCGAAGCCAAGAAAGCACAGCAAGGCCGCCGATATGCACGTTAACCAAACCGCCCCCCGCGACCTAGTCATCAGCGTTCGTCTCAGCGCCGGCACCTACACCGCTCGGGCGCGGGGCGAGAAGGCCACCGCCAGCAGCACCATCAGCGCCGATGCAGCGGCACGCGCCTTGGCCAGCAAGCTCGGGGCGCACATGACACAGCCGGATCAGTTCGCAGCCAACCGCTGCAGCACCGACTCACACGTTCAATTCACCGCACAGCGCATCAGCTGAGAGAAAACCAATATGACCAACCCAGTTCAGTGGCGAGTACTTCCAAACAAAGCAAACCAGGCCATGGAACAGGCCGGTGCCGACGCAGCCCGCGAGTACCTGGAGCGCACTGGCAGCAACAGCCTTTTCGCAATTTATGAAGCAATGGTGCTGGCAGCGCCTACCCCACCTCATGTTGAGGACGACGAAGTTTGCGCATCTCTTCCGAAACCGGAGGACGACTCCGAGCTTCCGGTGGTTGGCGAAGCGGTCTACGACGCCTGGGACATGGCCCAGCAATGGAACGGGTGCCGCGAAGCCTTCCTTCCGGTAGTCATGCGGCTTAAAGCAGAGCGCGACGCCCGGAATGCGCTGCTGGCCATTGCCTACGGTGATATTGAGCACGCGAGCAGGAGTCTCGACCAATGCGTCAGCTGCGGTGAATGCCCGGAGGACGACGACATCATCACCCATGCCCCGTCGTGCACCTTCTGCGCAATAGAAATGGCCCTGGCTTCCAGCGGAAAGCCAAGTGTTCCGACTGAGCGCGATGAGCGGACGGCGTTCGAGGCATACGCTATCGGCAAGGGGTGGCTTCCCCACCAGCTCACGCAAAGGCCAGATGGAAACTACGAAGACTGGGGCGTAAACCCCGAGTGGCAGGCGTGGAAGGCCCGCGCTTCCCTAGAGCGAACTGAGCACCATGGCTGATCGTGACGAACGGACCAAGAATTTCAGGCCTGAGATTCTGGTCACCACCCTCCAGGCCCTACCGTTATGATCCAGCAACACCCACCCAGCACTGTCCTCACATTCCAGGACTTGCAGCGACTGACCGGTTACAGCCGCCGCTCTGGCGTGGAGGATGCCCTGCGAAAGCAGGGCATCCGCTGGTTCTGGGGGCGCCATGGTCCCTGGACCACCATTGACCTGGTCAACCAGGCCGGCGGCAATACACCGGCCACCGAGAAATATGACAGCGAGATCCTATGAGGCGGACCCGTAAACACAACCCGCACATCCCCGCCCACATTGATCAGGCCGCCATTCCGGCGGCCGTTTTTTTTGACCATCGGTGGGAAGGCGTCTGGTACACGACCTGGCGCGACGAGGGCGGTAATCGCAAGCGGATGAACATCGCCGGCCGCACCGCAACGCTGGGCGATCTGCACCGGATCATGGAGGAAAGGAACGGCATCGATCGGGAAAGCCTCAACCACCTGTGCAAAGAGTTCCACGCCAGCACGCAGTGCAAGCGGCTCGCGAAGAAAACCCGCGACGACTACGAGTACTCCCGCGACGTGCTGCTGGCCATCCCGACTAAGCTGCAGAAGCCACTCGGCGAACTTTCAGTGCGCAAGTTCACCTCGGCCCTGGTACAACGCCTGGTCGACCGGATCGCCGACGAGGGGACGCCGTCGAAGGCCGCGCACGTTCTTCGATACCTGCGACGGGTCATGCAGTGGGGCCGCAACCGCGGCTACCTGGAGATCAATGTCGCCCTGGGCATCGAAGCACCGGCCGAGCGCAAACAGCGCCGCCTGCCGAACCCCAAGGTCATGGGGGACCTGATCGTGCGGGCGCACGCCATGGGACAGCTCACGCGAGGGCAGCCAGGGGCATGCCCGGCCTACCTGGGTTACGTGATGGAGCTGGCCTACCTGTGCCGCCTGCGCGGGATCGAGGCTGTCACACTCACCGATGCGAACGAGCTGGATGACGGAGTCCAGACGAACAGGCGCAAGGGCAGCCGTGACAACGTGGTGCGCTGGACGCCCAGGCTCCGGGCTGCCTGGGAAGGGGCCAAGACGTACAGGCGCCGCATATGGGCCAGTCAGTCCTACCCTATTCCAGCGTTGGCCGAGCGTCGCTTCATCATCGTGGCGGCCCACGGCGGTCAGTTGCAAAAGAGCAGCCTGGACAGCACCTGGCAGCGCTTCATCACCAGGGCGATCAAGGACGGCGTCATCACCGAGGAGCAGCGCTTCGCGTTGCACGACCTCAAACGTCGCGGCATCACCGACACACCCGGCGACCGCAAGCAGAAGCAAGACGCCAGCGGCCACCGCGACGAAGCCATGCTCGATATCTACGACTTCAGCCTCCCCCGCGTATCCCCTTCCGCCGACTGATTTGCGCGTACCAACACGGCCAGAAACTGCATGGTTTCTGGCTTTGCGCATGCCCGGCACGTACCAGGAAACTCCGTAACCCATTGATTTACAAGCAGTGAGCAGGGTCCTTGTAATCAGTAGGTCCCGGGTTCGACTCCTGGTGCCGGCACCATATGCGACAACGACTTAGGCCCGCAGCGATGCGGGCCTAAGTCGTTTCTGGGTTGCGACAAACACGAAATCAACACGCTAAAGCTTTGCTGCTTAGCGGCCCTCCTCGTCTTCGGTGGGGTTCCAGCCCTACACCTCTCCAACCCCCATTAGTTCAAGCGGAGGGATTCTCCAGGCCGATGCCATTCCCAGGCAATGCCGAGAGGCGCTCATGATGCATCTGCAATTCGCTGGCGAACCAGCGACCATCGTCGAAGAGGTGTGGACTCACTCAGTCCTGCGTTACGAAGAGCTCGCCACCCTGCGGCCCTGATACCCCATCAGCAAGGTACAAACGCAATCTGTCGAAAATGAAGGGCCGCCTACTAACGCGGTCCTTGCTCATCACAGCAAGGCAACATCGGTCATTATTCACCTCCGCGAGAGACGCTTGAGCGCATTGCCATCGTTGCAGTCGGCATGATTGTTGACTTCCGCTTCCTCGACGTAGCCTGCGGAGATCTGAGCTCAGAGCCAGAAATTTTCTGCGAGTGAAGCGATTCGCCCCCCCCCCAAGACGCCTTCCACCCCCTGGATGGACATGGGAAACTACCTACATCACTCAAGGATGATTCCGAATGGCTCTCTCTTACTCCACTCCCGCTCAGACGCAGACTTTCATCGACTACGACTGGGTTGTTGTCTACTTGTTCAGATTGCTTACGGCCAATTACACAGTCAGCACCCTTCCAAATGTAATTCCATTTACTCTCGATAACGTCCGGCAGGCCGCTCAAGCGGCCCTTAATGATGGAGTAATAAAAAGGCCAATCAAAAACATCGCAGACATAAAATACGTCTACGATTCACGTCGGGACTTTCCTGATGAGTTGATGCAGGCATCCCCAGTTACTTGGCTTTCTACGGGAAAAGGTCAATATATTTTTCGCAGAACCCTCAGGAAGAACATTATTGACATTGACTCGATAATTAATCCACCGCCACAGATTGAGCACGTAATAGACCAATCCCCGCCATTCACGTCAAACCTTATGGGGACAGACGAGCAAGCAGTTTTCACACGTGTTCGCTATGCTGGGCTAATCAATCAGGTGCTTGGTTTCCAGGCCCACCCTGTTCAAGGCCACCACCGCACTAGTGTCGGCTACGGCCAAGTCGAAGTAGATGAAGTCCAAGCTGGGCTGCACGGGCAGACTGGCGTAATTGTCCCAATATCCGGCAAGGGCGGCCAAGACAAAATGTCTTGGTCGCAGGTATTGAACCTTAATACCTATGGGGAGCAGTGCCTAGCTAGATATGGAAGCATTACCCCCCCGATGACAGGTGTTGCCGTCCGAAGCCTCTGTTTGTGGCTCGATAAAAGAACAAACGAGATATGGATTGTCGAATTCACCGCCCACCAAGATATCGACCTAATCGGAATTGTCCAGGTAAGGCGGTTTAAGTTCGTTTAA